AACTTTATCTATCACAATACCTTTTCGTATTAGATTTATAGAAGTAAGAATATCTTCTTCTTTTGCTGTCATGTATTTTAGTTCAACTTCACCCTTTGATAAAGGGTTGTCTTTTGGATACAACTTTCCCTTAGACGGAAGATTAACTACTTCCGTTGGGAACTTATATTCTGCCATATGAGTTTCCTCTGATTATTATCATTAAGATTTAAAACCTGTTTATTAATAACTATATTAGTAATTGTTCAAATAACAATTTATTTTGATGGTGTAAATTTTTCCTTAATTGGTTTAAGAATCATATCAAAAACGATATCATCATATTTTGTCGGGGTCATTTTCACGATTTTTTCCAATGCGTAAATAACTACCAAAATATATTCCCAATTTGCTGCTATAAATTCAGTCATTTTATACTCCTATTAGATTAGAATTGTAAGATTGCGTAATCATACTGTAATGTTAGGGTGATGTCTGCTGGCTCACTTGATTCAAAAGCCATCTCACCAAAGTTTGCGGTTGTTATGTAAGCACCTTTTAATGTCCATTCTTCTACTATATCACCTACTGGACCTAGCATATTGAATGTCACATCTTTCTTATAAAAATCTGCGTATCCGTCTCTACCTGTTACAGATTCGTGTCCTAATCGAACCCATTCCATAACTGCTTGTGCACCACTTGGAACGATTGGATCGTATAATGTTATATCAACTGGCTGCCAAGTTCCTTTTCCCTTGAGGTGTCTCTTGACGTTGATGTGGTCTAAAACCATTTCCTCAAACTGTATCTGTGGTCTTGCAGCTGCTTTGACTAAATATGATGGAATACCCTCGATGTACATAATAAACCGATTTTTTGTTTTCGGTTCAAACGGGGTAAAAAATATTTCATTCGTATCTAAAATGTCAGGCATTATTTGTCTCCATTAAAAGCATTTTGTATCTTCTAATATAAATATCAAAAACTTAAAAAATAAGTAATATGAATATTACATAGTTCTTCTTAGTTTTATAGTAGTTTTATAGGAAAAGAAAAACCCCAACCGAAGTCGGGGTTTTCTATATACGTCAGCGTATGTTATAAGATAAATTACTCAGGGAACGATGCGCCTGTAGGTTGAACAACAAAATCCAACACAATGAACTCTGCAGTTCTTGTAGGTTGAATAAAGATTTGTCCTACCAATCTGTTTCTATCTACAACATCAGGAGTATTGTTAGTTTCATCCATTACTACTCTAAATGCACTTAAACCACTATTGGATTGTACACTTTCAAGGTAAGGATTAACAATATTCAAGAATCTGTTTCGTGTAGCTACTGTATTCTGTTCGAATACCAAGTATCTTGAGGATGATGCGATGAATTTCTTCAATGCAATCAACAATCTACGAACATTGATTCTATCTAATGCTGATGGTTTGGATTGTAGTGTCTTCTGTCCGAATACTACTACACCTTGACCAGGGAATGAAGCTATTGGATTAACTCTTTCTTCATAGAGATCGTCTCTTTCAGCGTGTGTTAATCTTGTTTTAGCTTCTAATACCGTAGTCAAACCACCACGATTTAAACCAGCTGGTGCAAACCATTCGTGTGCGACTTTATCAGTAAATGCGATTACTCCAGGTAATACGACTGATGGTGGGACCCATACTGGTCTGTTTGTGTCTCCATCAACTATCTTAACCCAGGGGTAATATGTTCCTGCATAGTTTGTATCTAAAGCACTTACAGTATTTGTTACCGTAGCTATAGTATCTCCGTATGCAGCTGCATCCATCACATAGAAAGCGTCTGCTCTTGCTTCAACTTTCAATATTGCGTGATTTGTTACCTTTGGATGTAATCTATGTATCACACCAGGTGTTACCAACAAGTTAATGTCAAATTCGTCAGGATTACTTACAGCATTAATTGCTCGTTTGTAAGCTACTGAACCACTTGCTGTAGCACTTGAGATATCAAATCCTTGTGTGTTAGCTGCTGTGATGTCATTACCGACAAGTTTTGGATTACCAGGATTATCACCATCAAATCCCCATTGGAAAGGTACTGTAAATTTCCTCTGACCAATAGCTGAAAGTGATAATGTAATGTTTTCTGTAGCGTCTGAATATGTAGATGCTAATGCACTTGCGTCAGCGTGTCCTAACATATTCTCAAGAGACATAGAAACATTACCAGTTGTAGCGGCTGTCTTGTAAATTGGTGATAAATATTCACCATTATCAGGACGTTTATCCATATCGAAATCAAAACCATAAAATATGTTTGAATCGAAATCACCGTTAGTATTCTGTTGTGTGTGAACAAAAGATGCACTTGGTGCACTAGCTACAGGAATATTCACTGCGCTGTGTCCCATAGGAACAACTGTAGTTGGCATATTTTCTAAGTTTTTGTAATCACCAACTCTGATATGTTTACTCAAGTTTGGATAATCACCTTTGTATGTCAACTTACCATTTGAATCAATTTCAACAAACCTATCACCAATTACTTTAGCGAAGTAGTTTGCTGCTTCTGGATCGAATGTCAAATTGTCATATTGTTCTACTATCTGATTGTCTTTTGTTTTATTTGGTGCATGATGTCGAACCTGTAATGAGAATGTTCCATAATCACTACCTGCTACCGAAGATGCTGCTTTAATATTTAAGATATTAGTCTTATATGCTTTGTTCATATTTGTTCCATGTGAACGTGTATAAACTCTGAATAAGTTATATCTTGCTCCAGCCACTAATTGTGATTGGATGTAAGGTGTTCTAGCAACATTGTAATCTTTGTTACCAGTCCATGTGTCAGCATTTCCATCAGCATCAAATGTAGTTACGCCTGAATTTAAATCAAGTGTACTTGTTGATGAGGTAATTGCACTTTGCCAAGCGCCTGAACCTGTGGAATGTTGTATCCCCTTAAAGTTTTTGTAAAGATAGACTGGTACAGTTGTACCTGCTCCATCATCTGCTATCTGAGGGTCTGTACTAAGGACATCTCCGATATAATTTGCACTTCCTGTACTAAACGAAATTGTTTTTGTATAGGTTGTGACATCACTTCCACTAACTACCAATGTGTAGTTTGTAAAAGTTCCACTACCTGTAGATGGTGTTAAGTCACCAGTACCGTTTACAGCTCCACGTGATGGTGCTAAAACAGCTAATGCGTGGTCTTTAGTTGAACCACTAATTCTACAAGATAATGTTATTATATCAGGTTTATATCCACCTAGTCCTAAAACCCTCACGACCGTTACCGAACCAGCGGAACGTAAATATTGCTGTACAGTATATGGCGTATAAAAACGCTTATCGAGACCACCGAACATCTCTTCGAATTCTGAATAGTTATTCAGAACAGTAGGTGTAAAAGCTGGACCTTTAGTCGTTGGACCAATAATCGCAGCTCCAATGTCTGCTACACCTTGTGGAAGAAATGATAAGTCTCGTTCTTGCGTAAATACACCAGGACTTACGATTCTTTCAGCCATTGAGTTTCTCCTAAATGATTTTTGTTAAAATAAAGAAAATTTGTTTATTTATAAGTATATACAAAAATCCCCAAATACAATAATAAGGGGATTTTTATTTATTTTTTTAAGTTTTTTATTAACTATTTGGTGTAAATACACCAGTTTCAGGGTCTAAATTACCTGAACCATATTTATCATTCAATTCTTTACCAACTTCTTTCTCTTTTGCTTGAGTATCAGAATACTTCTTAGCATATTCTTCTTCACCTTTTGCTAAAGAATCTATCTGTTGTTGAAGTGCGATTTTTTGAATTGCTATTTGACCAAATGCGGTTTGACATTCGAGATAGTCTTGTTGAATCTGTTTTAAAGATGCTAACTCTGTGTCTGTAAATTTAATTTCCTTGTCTGCCATAACATTTCCTCATAGTTTGTTTAACAATAATAAGTATTAATTACTTATCCAAACATTCACAATTTTTTTCGATGTGTTCTACTTTTTTATGTAATTCTTTGATTGATTCTATCAATAATGGAACTATTAACTCATACTTAACAGCTTTATATCCATCACTTCTTTCAGTTACAATTTCAGGAAGAACTTTTTCTACTTCTTGTGCTATAACACCATATGAATGTTCACCTGCATATGCTTCTTTGTTATCATTCCAATCAAACTCTACACCACGAAGTTCCGAAAGTTTCATTAACGGGTCTCCGATTTTTATTATGTTATCTTTCAATCTTTCGTCTGAAGAATAGAATGCCACAACGTCATTGTTAAAGTTAGCAAGACCTGCATCTGCCATAGATAATGTAAGTGCAGTTATGGTTGAACCACCATCTTCACCCTTAAATATCATAGATTTGTTGTTGACATTTGAATGTAAAACAGCATCACTTGAAGAGTTTGTAACAGTTAAGATTGCAGTTCCAGCTGATTTTATTATAGTATCATTACCAGCAGCGTCTAATATAATATCTGCAGCTGCATCTACTGTTAGATTGTTTGCTGATATCACTAAGTCAGTTCCATCACCCTCAATCTTCTCACTAGCACCACCGAAGACAATACCAACGTCATTTGGAATATGAACATCAGAAGTTGCAGTTAGGTTTATCTTACCACCTGAGTTTATTGTTAAATCAGTTCCATCAGATTCAATCTTCTCATTTGCATCTGTAAAGTGTAAACCAACATTAGTTGGTATCACAATATCAGTAGTTGCAGTTAAATTTAATAGATTACTTGATGCTATTGTTAAGTCTGTACCGTCTCCTTCGATTTTTTCTCCGTCATTTCCAAACGTCATACCGATGTTTGCTGGTACGTTAATATCACCACTTCCACCTACATTAATATTTAAGTCAGTTCCATCACTTTCTAAATATTCACCTGTTGAGTTTCCGCTATGGTCATTAAAGGATAGTCTATTTGCTACAAATACATTTGCAAATGAACCTGTAGAAGTGGATGAACCACTTACAAGTGCGGAATCAATCTTAATCTTATTAGCGCTAATCGTTAAGTCAGTTCCATCACCCTCAATTTTCTCTCCATCATCACCAAACGTCAAACCAATATTTGCAGGTATGTTAATGTCACCTCCAGAACCTACTGTTATACTTAAATCTGTGTCGTCTGATTCAATTTTTTCGTGAGTACCAAACATAACACCAACGTTTGCTGGAACTTTAATATCTGCAGTTCCTGTAAGATTAATGTTATTACCTGCTATCGTGAGGTCTGTTCCGTCTCCTTCAATTTTTTCACCATCATTACCGAAAGTTAATCCAACGTTAGCTGGTATGTTTATATCAGTTGTAGCTGTAAGGTTAATGTCTTGTCCTGATGCGATTGTTAAATCAGTTCCATCACTTGTTAGATACTCACCACCCTCATCAAATAAATATGAATATTGTCTTGTCAAGGTGTGGTGGAATGAACCTGTTCCTGAACCACTAACGTTTCCTATTACGTGTAATGCTTCTGCAGGATTTTTTGTGTTAATACCCACTTCGTGGAAATGTCCATGAGCAAATGAACCTGAAGATACTGATGAACCACTTGTCATACCACTAGCTATCTTTAGAATATTTGCAGAGATTGTTAAATCTGTTCCGTCTCCCTCTATCTTTTCAGCGTCATCACCAAAAGTAATACCAACGTTAGCAGGTATATTAACATCTGCAGTTGCAGTTAAATTTATGTCTGCGCCAGAGTTAATTGTTAAATCTGTGTCGTTTGATTCAATCTTTTCACTTGCGTTATCATCAAATACAATACCTTTGTTCTTAGGTATGTGAACGTCAGCGGTTGGTGATAAGTTAATCTTATTACCAGTTATGGTTAAATCTGTACCATCACCCTCTATTTTTTCAGCATCATCTCCGAATGTAAGACCTACGTCTGATGGAATGTTAATATCTGTCGTAGCAGTTAAGTTTATGTCTGCGCCAGAGTTAATAGTTAAATCTGTATCGTTTGACTCAATCTTTTCACTAGCATTAGCGTCAAAGACTAATCCAACGTTTTGTGGAATGTGAACATCACTTGTTGCTGTAAGGTTTAGTTTAGCACTTGAGGCTATAGTTAAATCAGTTCCATCTCCCTCTATCTTTTCGCCATCATCACCGAAAGTTAATCCTATGTCAGCTGGTATATTTACATCTCCTGTAGCATCTAATGTTAAGTCTGCGCCTGTATCAATTGTTAATGCACCACTTGCATCAATTTCAGCTGCGTCTAATGTAATCGTATCTACTGTAAGTTTAGGTGCTTCCATAAATACACTTGAAGAAAGTGCAGTTCCAGCGTGTCTATATCTTAAAAATGCTACACTTCCACTAATACCCCAATCAACACCACCATTGTGCATTAGTGCTGATGTAGCTGAACCACTACCAACCGTTATGGTATGGTCAGCGACTTGTAGACTACCAACTTGCGCTTCAAGTCTATCACCAGTTACAGTTAAGTCTCCTGGAATTGTTACATTACCATTATTAAATGTAACAGTTTCAATTAATGTGTTTCCATTTGAAATTATTGAAAGGTTATTACTACCATCAACTTCTATCTTTTCTGTATCAGCTCCGAATGTTAAACCTACTTCTGCAGGAATGTTAATATCAGAAGTTGCAGTTAGGTTTATATCAGCGCCTGAATTAATGGTTAAATCTGTATCATTAGATTCTATCTTTTCACTCGCATCATCATCGAATACTATACCAACATTCTTTGGAATATGAACATCAGAAGTAGCAGTCAAGTTTAGTTTAGCACTTGAAGCTACAGTTAAATCAGTTCCGTCTCCTTCAATTTTTTCTCCGTCATTACCGAATGTCATTCCTATATTTGCACCAACATTGATGTCTCCACCAGAACCCACCGTAATCGTCAAGTCTGTATCATCACTTTCTATTTTTTCATGTGTTCCGAACATCACACCGACATTAGCTGGAACTTTGATATCTGCAGTTCCTGTAAGATTGATATTGTTACCTGCTATAGTAAGGTCTGTTCCGTCTCCCTCTATCTTTTCTCCGTCATCACCAAAAGTAAGACCTACGTTAGCTGGTATGTTTATATCTGTTGTTGCTGTTAAATTTAAATCATTACTTGATGCTATTGTTAAATCTGTACCATCACCCTCAATCTTTTCACCATCGTCTCCAAAAGTAAGACCAATGTCAGCTGGTATATTTATATCACCATTAGCACCTACTGATATATTTAAATCAGTATCATCACTTTCTATTTTTTCGTGTGTTCCAAACATTACACCGACATTAACTGGAACTTTTACATCTGCAACGGCTGTAAGATTGATATTGTTACCTGCTATGGTAAGGTCTGTTCCATCACCCTCAATTTTTTCTCCGTCATCACCGAATGTCAATCCAACTCCTGATGGAATATTAATATCCGTAGTTGCTGTAAGGTTTAAATCTTGTCCTGATGCTATAGTTAAATCAGTTCCATCACCTAATAGGTATTCACCACCCTCATCAAATAGGTAAGAGTATTGTCTCACCAAACCATGATGGAATGAACCTGTACCAGAACCACTCACATTACCGACAACCTCTAACGCTTCAGCGGGTGCTACTTCGTTAATACCAACCTTACTTGCAAAATGTCCATGTGCGAATGAACCAGTCGAAGTAGAAGAACCACTTGTTTCAGCACTATTTATTAAAATCTTGTTGGCACTTATAGTCATGTTTGTGCCGTCACCTTCAATTTTCTCTCCGTCATCACCAAAGGTTAATCCTATATTAGCTGGTATGTTTATATCACCACCACTTCCAACTGTTATACTTAAATCTGTGTCGTCTGACTCAATCTTCTCATGCGTTCCAAACATAACTCCTACATTAGCTGGAACTTTGATATCTGCAGTTCCTGTAAGATTGATGTTATTACCAGTTATGGTTAAATCTGTACCATCACCTTCAATTTTTTCTCCGTCATCACCAAAAGTAACACCAACGTTAGCTGGTATATTTACATCACTTGTTGCTGTAAGGTTTATGTCAGCTCCTGAGTTTATAGTTAAGTCAGTATCGTTTGATTCAATCTTTTCACTTGCGTTATCATCAAATACTATACCAACATTCTTAGGAACGTGAACGTCACTCGTCGCTGTAAGATTTAATTTAGCACTTGATGCTATCGTTAAATCTGTGCCGTCACCCTCTATCTTCTCTCCGTCATTTCCGAAAGTTACTCCAACACCACTTGGTATATTAACATCTGCTGTGGCTGTCAAGTTAATATCAGCTCCAGAGTTTAGTGTCATATCTGTTCCATCACCACTAATGTATTCACCACCAGCGTCTGAAAAATATTCTCTATTTTCAATAATGGTATTTTTAAAAGAACCTGTTCCATCTAAGTGGATGTTTCTCCAAGAAGCTGCTGAACTACCAATATCTCTCGTTCCATCAGCGTCTGGTATAAGATTTGATGCCAAATCTGCAGATATAACCACAGTATCACTAGCCGAATCTCCAAGTGTTGTTGTTCCACCTGCGATAGTTAGTGTTCCGTCTATATCTGCGTTTCCTGCTAACTCTAATCTACCAAAAGAACCAGTAGAAACTAATGAAGATGAAACATTACCCGATGCGATAACGTTAGTCCAACGTAATGAATCCGTTCCTAAACTAAAAACATCAGTTGTATGTGGTACTATACTTGCACTTGCACTAACTGCACCTAAAGAGGCGCTCATTGTCAAGAGTTCTTCGGTTGCACTTTCAACTCCGATACCTTTCGGATTATGTAATTCTGTTGTCGCTAGACTTGAGTGTACTTTAGCCATTCGTTGTTCCTATATTGTTAATAAATATCATTATGATATCTTTTTATACTGCTTCATATATTATCACTTCTCCTGTAGAAGTTGATATAAAATTAAAATCTAATAAATTTGTTGTGTCTTCAGTTACAACCATTTTTTGCAGTGTTCCAAAAGTTACTGGCTCTGAACCAGCTATAAGTAAAGAAGATTCAACCTTTACGGAACCTGATACTGTAAGGTCACCTTCAATTTCTGAGTCGTTTGTTACTCTGGTATTTCCAAGATAACTAATATTACCCATTATGTTATCTCCAATATACTTGCAAATACTTCTAAATCACCATTTGCTGACGCTTGTGTTTCTAATTTATCCCCCGCTCCCAAGTTGATTGGTTTTTCAATAACAAGAGTTGAATCTGCAGGAACATTTACTGTTTTCAATATATGTCTTCGTGTTGTAAAATTAGCACTACCACTAACTGTAACATTTATTGTAGCATCATCTGTACCATCAATATTACTTACATAAATTGCGTGAACCACACCAGTCGTAGCTCCTGGGCAAGTATAGAACGGATTTATTGTTGTGTTTGATCCAGTTGCTGCATTTTTAAAGGTATTTGCCATTGTTTGTTCCTATTTTTTACACTTTTCTTCTACTATAAATATCTATTTTTTTCAAAACTAACCTCCAAATACTATTGAGAAAGCTAATGCACCATCATCAGTTACGTTTGTTAACTCTGAACCATCACCTAATACTTTACCAAATGAACCTGTAGATACTGAAGAACCTGATACTGCCATTGTTGTAGTCATCTGTGCAATATCAACTGCACCTGCTTCAAATGTTATTACATCATCTGCTGAAGCCCTAATTGAAGTATCATCGTCAGCATCTAAATCTACTCTTCCTGTTCCACCTATTGAAATACTACCTTGTCCATTTAAATCTATATCGTCTACCCATAATTTGTTCCAAGCAGTTCCACTTGCACCCAAATCATCCGTTGAGTCTGTTTCAGAAACAATATTACCATCAATATGAACTTCACCACCACCTGGATTGATTACAACATCTGCTGCTGATATAAGGTGCATTGCTCCATCGAAAGCTATATCCATATAATTTGTTGCACCATCTAATTCTAACCTATCTACCCTTGTATATCCACCTGTAATTGTTACTAAATTAGATGAATGTGTTAATGTTACATCTCCACCATCAAAGTTAACTACACCACCACTACCTAAGTGTAAATCGTTCCATCCTTTAGTAGAACTACCTAAATCATAAGTTGCATCTGCGTTTGGAATTAAATGTGAAGTTAAATCTGCAGATATAGATAATGAATCTGAATCAGAGTCTCCAATTGTAATATTACCACCAATTGTTATATCACCATCTATATTTGTATTACCACCAACCTCTAATCTTCCAAACGAACCAGTTGTTACTGAAGAACCACTTACTTTTGCATTATCTACAATGAATGCACCATTGTCTGCTACTATTCTTGCGAATGAACCTGTAGATGTGGCTGAACCACTTACATTTCCACTTATAGTTACATTACCTGTAACATCTACACCATCTGAAGTAGTTGCGAATTTTTGATTATTATTATGGCGTAATGATACGTTTCCATCTGCATTTGCTTGTAACATCGTTTCAGTATCATCAGAATTTTTAACTTGAAATACATTTGTTCTTAAAATTAAATTACCAGTTCCACGATCTCTAATAATACTATGACTACCATTATGATATATTTGTAAATCATTTGAATCACCGATGGAAATTCTTCCATCATCAGGTACTTTTATATGTCCAAAAGAACCAGTTGAGGTTGCTGAACCACTAATCTTAGTTGCAGATATGTCAAATATGTGCGCTCCATCATCAGTTACCGTTATATCACCACCATCTACGTCTATTTCTAAATCAGTAGCTACATCTAATTTTAATTTAGCACTTGAAGCTATAGTTAAATCTGTTCCATCACCTTCAATTTTTTCACCATCATTACCAAAGGTAACTCCAACACCACTTGGGATATTTACATCAGCTACAGCAGTTAAGTTAATATCTGCTCCAGCATTTATAGTTAAATCTGTTCCGTCTGATTCTATTTTTTCAGCGGAATCTGTAAAATGTAAACCAACATTAGATGGTATGATAACATCGGTATCAGCTGTAAGTTTAATGTTATTACCTTTTATTTCTAAATCAGTTCCATCACCTTCAATCTTCTCACCATCATTACCAAATGTAAGTCCTACACCTGATGGAATGTTAATGTCTGTGGTTGCTGTAAGATTTAAATCTTGTCCTGATGCTATAGTTAAATCAGTTCCATCTCCTAATAGATATTCACCACCAGCATCAAATAGATATGCTCTCTGTCTTGTTAATGTGTGGTGGAATGAGCCAGTACCTGAACCAGATACATTTCCTATTACTTCTAATGCTTCAGCGGGTGCTATTTCGTTAATACCAATTTTACTTGCGAAATAACCATGAGCAAATGAACCAGTTGTGGTAGAAGAACCTGTAACCATAGTACTATCTAATTTAATCTTATTACCACTTATGGTTAAGTCTGTGCCGTCTCCTTCAATCTTTTCACCATCATCTCCAAATGTTAATCCTATATTAGCTGGTATGTTTATGTCTCCACCACTTCCAACTGTTATACTTAAATCTGTATCATCACTTTCTATTTTTTCGTGTGTACCGAACATCAAACCAACATTTACTGGTATTTTTACATCCGTAGTTGCTGTTAAATTTAATAAATTACTTGACGCTATAGTTAAATCTGTACCATCTCCTTCAATCTTTTCTCCGTCATCTCCAAAAGTAAGACCTATATCAGCTGGTATGTTTACATCTCCTGTAGCAGATAGAGTTAAATCACCACCTGTATCTATATCTAATGCTCCACTTGCATCTATTTCAGCGGCATCTATAGTGATTGTATCTACAGTAAGTTTAGGTGCTTCCAAAAATGCACTGGATGAAATTGCTGTTCCAGCGTGTCTGTATCGTAAGAATGCTACACTACCACTTATACCCCAATCTATACCAGCGTTTTGCATAAGAGCTGAACTATCAGAACCACTTCCAACTGTAATCGTATGGTCAGCTACTTGTAAACTACCGACTTGAGCTTCAATTCTATCACCAGTTACAGTCAAATCTCCAGGTATTGTTACATCTCCGTTATTAAATGTAACTGTTTCAACTAATGTATTTCCACCTGAAGATAATGTTAGAACACCACTTGAAGCGATAGTCATATCAGTTCCGTCGCCCTCTATCTTCTCACCATCATTACCAAAAGTTAATCCGACATTAGCTGGAACATTTATATCTGTAGTTGCTGTTAAATTAATATCTTGTCCAGAAGTAATAGTTAAGTCGGTTGTATCACTACTAATAGCTTCACCACCTACATCACCCAAATATAATTTTCTTCCTGAACCTTTTATAAGAGTAGTTCCATCTATTACTGCAGCTCCAAATGAACCTGTAGATGAAGCTGACATTTCACCGACAGTTTCTAATCTTCCAAATGATCCCGTTGATGTTGTAGAACCACTTACTTTTGCATTATCAATTATAAATACGCCATTGTCTGCTTCTATTCTTGCAAATGAACCAGTTGAAGTGGATGAACCACTAATTCCACCACCTGCAACTTTAACTAAACTTGAACTTAATTCACCTCTCCAAGAACCACTTATCATTGACATAGCAGTTGAACCAAAAGTTGTTATATCTGATTCACCCGTAAAACTTACATTAGAAGCAGTGAATGGACCTTCTACCTCTAAACCAGTTCTTAAATTTTGTCCTACATATTGGTATACCGACATATAGAGATATTGCGAATCTGTAGGATCGTCATCACCACTCTTAAACTGAAGAACACCTGTTTTATAATCAAACTGATAATCATTTGTTGAAACAATGTCACCACCACCTAATGAAGCAGTATTTGTTGTGGTTGATTTATATACAATAGCTAAGTAACCAGGAGTTGCATCTTCAGTTGTAGCGTTTGCTAGAGAAGATACAGAATATTTAGGTGATACAAAACTTGTTTGTTGATTATCATTTATTAACTGAGCACCAACACCATCATTACTTCCAGTTGGACTTAGGAAAAACCAAACTTCATTGTTAGTATTTGATTTTGTAAGTGCGTGTCTATACCAATATTTAGTTACAGTTTGTCCATTTTTAGAAAATGTTGCCATTTTTTGTGAACTACCACTATGTGGTAAACTTGAAGATGGAATTAGGTGCGCTCTGGTGTATATCTCCTCACTTCTTAAATCGAGGACATTCGTAAATGACTCTTGAGCGGTATTAAAGGTATTATGTGTATACCGTCTTGACGCTAACAGTCTATTCGATTTTGAGCCTGAGTCTATTTTTCCCATTACATTCCTTAACTAAAAGTTAATGTGATATCATCTATCGGTGTAGGATCACCTGTATATCTAACTATCACATATAGTTCGTTATCTGTATTATCTAAATACATTCCATCTGCATTTCTCATTGGAACTGTGTAAGTTCCACTTGAAACACTACCACCTGTATTACCATATAAATCTAAAGCATCAGTAAATGGATTTAGATGAAAATCTGTTTGGTGTGCTACACTACTTGAAATCAAGTTAGCAGTTGTCTCTGAAGGATCGTATATCCTTGCTCTTGACAACTCACTATTTCCACCACTACCACTTGCAGAACTCTTAAAGAGTAATGCACAAGCTACTCTATCATCCGTAGTTGCTTTCCAATTAACTAATGTTGCACTATTTAGGTTAACTGTCATACTTGACTTTGTTCCACTTGTTTGGAATCTTCTAATATAATATTTGTAAGAGCCACTACCATAATTGGCTGGATACCAATATCTATAACTACCACCTGGTTCTACCAAAAATCCTGGCTTTACTTGTAAGTCGTGTTCACCTATTAAACGATTTGCTTCACTTCTATCTACTGAGTATGTCTGAGTAAATGCATCTCCATTAAAACCTAATACATTATTATTTAATTTAATTCTAAAATCTTCTCCAGTAAATAATTCTGTTGTTCCTGTTAAACTTCCACCATCGTATCCTTGTGTTCTCTGATAAACTCCCAAAGAACCACTTGAAGCAGGTTGACTAAATGAACTTGCAGTATGATATAAAAATGTTAGTGTCTGTAGTGTGGAACGACTTGATGCTCTATTTCTTCCTCTCACACCAACTGTAAATGTTGAATCGGTAAAAGTTGATGATTGTTGTATATTATCGTCTGAAGCTCCACTCAAAGTATATGTAGCATTAAATCTTACAACATCAGTTCTTGTTGGGATTGCACTTGTTGCTCTAACTGAACCACTATCTGAAGCAAATACTGCATTTGCTGTTTGTATAGTTCCACCACTTGTAGAAACATCATCTATACCTGAACCACCTACTGAACCAACACCGACTGAACCTATGTTATCATCCACTAATGTTGATGATGCTGCATACATCGGATTGAACAATCCACGAACCGAAGCACTTATGTGGTATGTAGCTCCAACTAAATAAGGTGTTCCACTCAAACTTCTACTTGTAGCAGTTAAATAACTTTGTGTTACTTGTGCTATAGATAAACTATTAGTTCCTATATCTGAACTTATCTGATCGATTGGAGCCCAGAAATGTGTTGTAGTACTTCCATCAACAAACTGATAGTTTCCTGAACCACTTGCCATACCAATTTTTAAATCGTGGAATCTATAATAACCACTTGAGGATACACTTGTAAATAATCCTTTAGTTGCGTGATATTTTCTTGATAGAGAACCACTCATTTGACTTGTTCCACCTATATCAGCAAACTTACCATCTTGATATGCCGCAGGTATAACTGCTGGAACATTAGTTGCTATCTTTGTTAGTGTTATTCCACTTGTAGTACTGAATGAACTATTTGTTAAATCTAATCTTGATTGTGTAGTAAATGTGTTTGATGCTGCTGTTGGTGTTGACACACTTCCTGTATCACTAAACGATTGTGTTGCAGAAACTCTAACTTTAAAAGCGTTTGCTCCACCACTTGACAATCCACCCATTCCAAATAACTCTGTATCTACTGAGGAACTTACAGAAGTAGAACCACCACTATTTGAATCAAAATCTATATAATATGTTCCACCATTATCGTGATATGAAGTAATACCACTAAAAATTGTTCCACCATCATTTACCCAATCTTTAGTATAAAGATATTTCATAGTTGCATTTGAACTATCGTAACTTTGTGGTAAATATCCATCTACAGAATCAGTTCCACCTAAATTGGTTTCGTTTGTATCTACACTTGCAAATGTTTTTGTATTTGGTGAAGCGTCTGCAACATCTAAGGAATGACTTATCACTCCTGACATAAATCTTAAAATTTCACTAACATTTGTAGTGTTATCAAAATTGTTAAAGTAACTTCCCTCTAAATTACTACCCCAGGGATTTGATGTTGGATATCCATTTGTAATATTATTTGTAAAAATTGCTGTAGAACTTGAATATGTACCCTCTGAATTAATTCTTATAGTACCTGATACATGATTTGAACCTGTAAGATATACACTACCACTTAGAATTTGATCACCTATAAAAGTATTAGAACCTGTGGTTGCATAACTTCCAGTAAATTGTTGTATCGTATCTAATCTAGCTTGATTGGCTGTGGTTGTTGTAGCGAATGAAGCACTAGCTGCAGAAAATGAACCTGTAATATTAGATTGAGCAGTAGTTCCAAATGTTATAGCCTCTAAATAACCAAATGAACCTGTAGAAGAAACTGAAGCACTTATATTGTTACTGGCAGTTATATCACCAATGAATGTATGGGATGAACCCGAAAAGGTATATGAACCTGTAAGTTTAGTGTTTAATTGTTTGCTTGATAGCTTAGCCATTATCTTTTACCATTCTACGTGATTGTCTTTGTTCTGTTCTCTTTACTTCCCACCAGTTAGTGATAGACTTGGAAATGTTCTTCTTATGTTGAATAGTCTTTGGTTGTTTCATCTTTTCAATGGTATCTACCGTAAGTTTTCTATCCATTTGTGCACAAGATTTACAAACACTATTATTTCCAACTGCTCTATCAAAAGCATCTTTTCTTGTATAGGTTATCATCCTACTACAGTCAGGACACTTTCTATTTTTTCTGTTAGGCCAATTTCTTTTTCTCATACTAATAAATATCAAATAATGGTAAAAGAAATGTGGTTATGCGTCAAATTTTCCCCATGCTAATATTTCATCACTTGCTTCTAAAACATAACCTATACTATCTGTATCTACTAAAACTTGGAACAAACTACCACTTTGTTTTATTGTCAAAGCATCGTGTTCCATATATTGACCATTCAAGAAAAATATAAAATCGTTTTCATTTGTTGCTGTAAATCCTGTTGGTGCTGATGCAGTTGTAGCGTTAAAACTTCCTGTTTTGAATCCTGCAAAATCTCCGAAAGTAGCTGAACCAGTATAAGATACTGCTGATTTTACAAATTGTTTTCTGAGATAGTTGTCTCTTCCATCTACATAAGCTTTGGATGTAGCAGCACCATTTCCTGATGGTGTGCTTGGTAATCCTAATGGTTCACCATCACCACTAAAAGTTAGATTAGCTGCACTTGCCATAGTGGAAGTTGCTAATCCTGTAATTGTTTTGTTTGTTAATGTATCTGTAGTGGATTCACCAACTATATTGATATTACTACCGGCTGCATTATCAATAGCCCACCTTGTTTCAGAATGATCAAATATTAATTGTGCATTTGTACTACCAACTCTACCAACTCTCAAACCTGCATCTTGTGATGACAATGCGGTTGAACCTGTAAAGTTCAAATCAATTATTGGGTCTTCAACTGTAAAGGTTTCGGTGTTTTGAATAGAAGACGAACCCTCAACAATCAAATCACCATGTATCTTTACAGAACCACTCATATAACCAAGTGGGAATGAGATAGCTAAATTACTACCTAAACTACTTGTTGAATAAAAACCACCCTGTATAGCTATATAACTTGCTGAGATATTTCCTGATGCTAAGTCAAGTGAACCTGTACCAACATTTTCTGCAGAAAATGGTGCTTGTGTCCACTCATATAAACCACTTGATTGTGTTACTGATGTGGTTTGTAATACCTCTGAAGCTCTTTGTTCTGGTTTTGATTGTCGTTCTAAATCAATATATGCCATTATGTTCTTCCTAACTGATATCGAATTTCGATATCATCACTACTATTTAAATCTATACCGAAAAATTTACTATTTTGTACATATCTTTTATATAATCTTACTTGTCTATAATTATCAACTAAGTTAAAGTCTGCCTCAAAAGTCTCAGTATTTCCATTCGGGCTTGAGTCTTGAGATACACCATTAACAAAAATATTAATTGTACTAATTTTATCAGTAGAAGCTAATCCTAAATCTAATTGATAATAAGTAGATTCTTCTGAAAAATTACTCAACTTGTATTGTTTACTCTGTTTTATATACCGATGATTACCATCACCATATCCTATAACATCTGCATTCTTAGTTGCGTAACCTTTTTTATTTGCCATTTGAAATGGAACTCTATTACTATTAGTATCTTTAAACTCCATTACATCAGCATTAAATTTTGACTCACTTACTGGAGCCATATACTTACGTGTTGAACCTTTATATCCTTGAAAAAATTCTCTCATTAGTCTGACACCACTTTTTGATAAGTTATATTTAACTTATCATTTGTTATTAAATTATAACCAGGACTTAAATTAGAAGTATTTCCTTTTACTGCTAAATGTGTCTGACCATATGTAGAAGACCCTGTTAAGAAAAAATCTGCAGGATCGTTACTATTCAGTTGGTTATTGTTAGATACTAAACTTACACCATTAGCTAAAACTTGTAAACTTCCTGTTAATACTTGATAACTCGCTGAGTTTGCTCCAAGTTGTAAATCGTATAATTGTGTTGTTCCATCTTTTGATGAGGATTCTGAACCAGAAAGTATAAGTGTTTTTTCATGATAAAGTAAATCACCATTTTGTAAATTAATAACTGCTTTGTAATCTTTAGAACTTGTTGGTGCACCATCATTTCTCATAACAAACATTGTTTCACCACCATATATGTTTGTAAATTCTAAATCTTGTATTTCTTGTCCAACTGCATACATCTTACCTCTAATAAAATCTGTTGTTCCTGCTAATCCACTATTTTTCTTTGTCGTTGAGGTAAATGCTCTTAATGTTTCTGTTTTTGTATTTGGATTGAAAAGTGAAGAAACACTCATATCAGTTTCATCTATAACATCAATCTTTTTTGGTGTAATAAACTTCTGTGTATTTACCTTATCATTGAATGCTTCAGGAACAAGATAACCATATAGTTGTAGTGAAAATGTAGTCTTGATGAATCTTTCACCCTCACTCATTTCTGTAGAATCTTCGAATGATTCTATATTTGATTGAAACTTTAGTTTTCCTGGTTCTCCCCAATATGAACCATCAGCCCAATTTACCTTTTCTATAATCTTATTCATCTGTTCTATGTAAGCAGTGAATATAATACACTCATAGTTAAGTGTAACATAGTCAGGCATAGCTACATTATATAATTCTCTTTGTGGTAACAATCCCTGATCGGTTGAAAATCTGTTGTATCTGTTTTGTGAAGAATATTTC